GTATTACTTTCTCTTCGATTTCCGATGCGGAAAAGGTGGGGATAGGTTATGTAGTCCATTCCAAGCAGAAAGCCAAAGAGAATACTGAAATCATTGAAAAATTTAATGCAGCTACCACAGGTGTCTTAAATACTAGCAAAGCTGTAGATGTCGGAGTAGATATTAAAGGTGTATCCTTGGAAGTCATAATGCACACTGACAGCTCTAAAATACGTAAAACACAACGTATGGGACGAGCGCTACGCTTTGAGCCAGGAAAAACTGCAGAAATCTTTACACTCATCTTGAGAGGTACTCAGGAATATAAATGGTTTCAAAACTCCAACACAACTGATGTTCAGTATATAACTGAAGATCAATTAGATGATGTTCTAGCAGGTAAAGAAATAGAAACACGTATACAAGAAAGACATGAAGATATAATTTATAGATTTTAACTGTAGTGTGCTAATTACCTAGCACAAGATTAAATAATCTTTCAATTATTTAATCTATGGAATTGAAAACAATTCTAAACATTATGGCAGCATATAATCTTACTGCCGATGAATTGTTGCTTATTTATATGACCTTTATTGCACGAGAAGAACAGGGAAGACACATAGAGTATTTCGATGCCTGATTTCATGCAGGTGGTTCAGAACGCTTGAGAGCTTTGTTTAACTCACTACAAGAAAAGGGAATAATAAGCAAGTCTTATAATCCTAAGGAATATGAACCTAATGACATAGAGTTCAACAAAAACTTCCTTAAGGTATGGGCTAAGAATGCTGGTGAATTAGGGGAAGAGTTGTTTTCCGCCTACCCATCCTTCATCAATATTAATGGCAAGTATGCTCCATTAAGAGACATATCCAAGAAATTCAACTCATTAGATGAATTCTATTTCTTTTATGCTAACTCTATTGGCTTTGACAGAGAGAAGCATAAAGAAGTAATGAATATCTTAGAGTGAGCAAAAGAACATGGATACCTTAACTTTGGAATACTAAACTTTGTCATTAGTAAGCAATGATTAGCCTTAAAGGATCTGAGAGATAATCCTGAGATAATACCTACTGCTACTAACACTTGTATTTTAGATGAATAATGTTGATTTATTATATGAAGCGATTGCACAAGGCAGAAAAGGTAAAAATAAAGGATTTTCTACAGGAATACCTAAATTAGATGAGTACACAGGTGGTGTACGAAAAGGTGTATATACACTAATATTTGGTCAAAGTGGTGCTGGAAAGAGTTCTTTTGCGCTATATTCTTATATATATAGACCCTTAAAGGATCATCCAGACATTCCGATTAAATTAGTGTATTATAGTCTAGAAATGAGTTGTACGATCTTGTTAAGTAAGTTACTGAGCTTATATATTTATGAGGAGTTTAATCGATTAATTCCTTATACAAAGCTGATGTCTTGGCAAGAACCACTGTCGGATGAAGATTTTCAGTATGTGGAAAAAGCTAAAACATGGTTAAAGAGCATTGATGATAAACTAATCATTATAGACCGCTCTTTAAACAATAAAAGCTTTTATCACACACTAATGGAACTTTTAAAGCAATGAGGAACATTTACCGAAATAAATGACGGTAAACGTACAATTTATACGGAAAACAATCCAGACCAGATTGTAGAAGTAGTAATAGATCACTTAGGACTAGTAACTCCTTGTGATCAAAGAACTAAGAAAGCAGAAATGGACTTGATTTCATCGTATTGTGTGTCTATACGAGAAAAATGTCATGTCTCTTTTGTTATTTTACAGCAAGAAAACAGAAATGCTGCCGATATGGACAGGCGTAAAGCAGGTTTAACTGAGTCATCTGCTGAGGATTTGAAAGAGTCAGGTAACATGTTGAACGACTGTGAAATAGCAATTGGAGTATATTATCCATTAAAGTACAAACTCAAAACCCATTGTGGTTATCCTATTATAATAGAGGATACTGGACAACAGGGTGGAGGTGCTTTCTTAGGACTACGTGACCGCTATAGATGTTTATGTCTCATAAAGAACAGAACAGGTATAAGCGATCGCTTGATACCTACTAATTTCTTCGGAGAGCTGGGACTCTTTAGGGAATTACCACCTAGTAAAAACATTCAGGACTATGGTCCTTATCTCAGCTTACTTGGCACACAAAGTGTCGAGATAAAAGATGCGGTTCACAAAGAACCAACCCAAAAAATAATATTTAGTTTCTAAAATGCCATCTAAAATAGAACTACCAACTTCTCCAATTCCTGCAACAACGCAGGACCCTAAGTACTTGATCTTGTTTGGTTTACCGAAGGTTGGAAAAACCACTATACTTTCAACCCTTCCAAACAATCTAATTTTGGATACTGAAGGAGGAAGTAATTATGTTAATGCTTTGAAGGTTCAAGTAACTAACCTCACAGAGCTTAGAGAAGTTTGCCAAGCTATTATAGCTAAAAAGTGTCCTTATAAATATATTACCATAGATACAATCACTGCTGTTGAGGATATGACTAAACCTCTTGCAATACAGTTGTATAAGCAATCCCCAATGTTCAGTGAACGCTATGCAAGTACAACTGACCCTGTTGCACTTCCTAATGGATGTGGTTGGTCTTTCTGGAGACAGGCTGTTGAAATGGTAGTGGACATGGTATCACGTTGTGCACCTAACTTGATTATTTGCGGACACGTGAAAGACTCAAAATTAAATGATGAGTCCGGTAATGTGTTGAAGGACTTAGACTTAACTGGAAAGATTAAGAGAGTCCTCTCTGCAAAATCAGATGCCATTGGGTATGTTACACGTTCCGAGAAAGGGGATTTGTGCATACAATTTGGATCTGATGGTGAAGTACTAACAGGTGCAAGACCAGCACATTTAGCTAATAAAACTATTGTAGTAGCAGAAAGACGCCCAGATGGTTCCTTTATTTCTCATTGGGATCGGATTTATCCTTCTGAAGCACAGTAGTGAATATAACAATTACACCTATCCAAACAAAAACCGAAGCCAGACCAGACATAACTTATAATTATGAAGATGCTTGAATAAAGCTCGATAACAATAGAATTATCTTTTCAGAAGAAGCTGCAAAAGCTCTTACTGCAAAAACAGGAGATAATATAGCCATTCGCTATTGGTATGTATCTCCTGAAGTTACTTACCCTGTAATTGGACAGGTAAGCTGGTTTGATGAAGAAACACAAGGGAATAGGTTTACAAAAAGGAGAACAATGTCATACAGAGGAAAACAAAAAGACATCTTGTCTCTGTATGGCAATGCTTTTCATTTACAAGCATTTAAAAATTTTTATAGACTTATTCCAATAAATACTAACGTATAAAATTAAACAGTTATGAATTTTGATTTTAGTGATGCTTATCAAGCAAAAGAAAAGTCTCCGTCACTTTCTGCCGGAATTAAAGATGCCACATTTATGGGTGTAGAGTACTCTGCTTTCACCAGTCAGAAAGGAGATAACTTTAAAGTACTTGCACTTAAGCTTGACATTGATGGCTTTGGACCTTATACGTATAACGTCTTTGAGCCTAAAAGCAATGAGCGTAAGGAAGGTCAGTATGGCATACAGCCTTCTCAGGTTGATCACTTCAAGATCGCTGTGATGGAAATTCTTGAAGCTGTAGCTCCGGACATCGTAAATGAACTCAATAATGGTACTAAAACTATTACTGGTGACTTTGAGACCATAGTGAAGGCAGTTAGTGAATGGACAGCACCTTTTGTTGGTAAAGTGAAAACACAGGTTAAAATCATTCCTCAGGGGAATGGTTATAATAGTATACCTGGATTTCCTGCCCGTATAACAAAGAATGGAGATCTTGGTATTGCTACTCGCTTTATTGGTAAGGATCTTGTTCTTACTTCTTCTGAGCAGAAGAGGATTAATGCAGCAGCAACAGCTGCACCCACCAACATGAGTACTGTACAAGACACTACAGCCATGTTGGATGCCATGAAGACTGACATGAAGTCAGATAATACTTTAAGCGATTTGCCGTTCTAGTATGAAAATTACTTTGGGTCCTATAGTAGCAACCAAAGAATTAATTTTAAATAAAATATCACAAGAACAGCTAATGGAGCATTACCTTGGTATCCCTGTAAAGAAAGGCTTATTTAAAAGCCCTTTAAGGCAGGATAACAAGGTAACTTGCTCTTTCTATAGAGGAACATCTGGTACTATTTATTTCAAAGACTTTTCCGGAGACTTTGTTGGAGATGTATTTGCTGTAGTAATGCGAAAATACAGTTGCACTTTTCAAGAAGCCGTACGAATTATAGGAAATGATTTTGGATTAGTACAGAACGATTTTTTAGTAAAACATGACCCAAAGTTACAATATACAGGTTCTAAGTTAGAAGAAAGAACCGAAACAATAATTCAGGTAGAAATCAGACAGTTTCAACAATATGAACTTGATTGATGATATTCTTATGGAATAACTCTACCTACCCTTCAAAAATATCAGGTATATTCATGCAAGAATGTCTGATTAAATCATTCATTGTTTCATTTAGTCAGAGCAAAACAGAAGATATTTGGTTATTTTGGAGGAATTATTGACGGCATAGAACAATGGCGTATATATAGACCTGGAAATGACTCTTTTAAGTTTATATCGAACTGAAAAAGCGGTCAAATTCAAGGTATAGACCAATTGCCAAAGTTTGGAGATTTGTTAGTAATCACTAAGTCTTTAAAGGATGTAATGTGTTTAAGCGAGTTTGGTATTTCTGCAATAGCTCCTAATAGTGAGAACTTGTTTCTTACTGATGAACAGTATGCAGATTTACAAACTCGTTTTAAAGACATTATGTTATTCTATGATAATGATCTGCCAGGATTACGTGGTATGAACCATATAAAGAAGAAACATCCTGAGATTAGAATTACCTTTATACCGAGGAAATATGATGCTAAAGATATATCTGATTTTAGAAAGATGTTTGGTGCAGAAAAGACAAAAGAATTACTAAGAACCGCTAACAACTATTACTTTAATGGCGAAAAAAAGATCAGGGGCATATAACAGAACACGAGGTCATAGAGCCGAACAAAAAGTAGTAAATGAACTTAAAGAATTAGGATTTACTGAAGTTGTATCATCTAGAAGTGAAAGCAAAGCAATGGATGACAATAAAGTAGATATAATTGATAAAGCAAATAAGCTACCGTGTTATATCCAGATAAAGCATCAAATACAAACCCCGCCTTATTTTCAAATAAGGAAACAGACTACTGTGCCAAAGGAAAAATTCGTCATTCTGTGGGATAAGCAAGAAGCTAAGAACACTAATATTGTAACAGTAGGAAGATGCGCAATTATGGATATTAATTTATTTTATTCTTTAATAAAGCCTTACGCTAATGGAACAAGCAGAGATAAAATTTAAAGATAAAACTACAGAAAAAGAGATTACTTTAGATATTTCGTATGATAAAGAAACCTCTAATTTGGATTATAACTTAAATCTGGATAAATCTTACAGTGGTAAAGAACCACTTGACTTTATAGGCTTTCTTGCCTATTCTTTTTTGGAATATTTAAAGACAAAATAATATGGAAGAGATTAAACCTTTACTTTCAACATCGTTATATAATCTGTTAGAAGAGATATATAATAATAACCCAGAGTGTCATATTCTTAGGGACATTCTCGTTGCACATCTGTCTAATGAGGATGCCCGCAATCTGCAATCTTATCTAAAAGACGTACATTCTAGCATTAGTACCAAGGCAAGTATAGCTGCCGACGAAGCAAGGCTGAAAGCATATCAAGCCATTGTTGATCAGAGAGTAAATCACTATGCGAGAATG